TCCACCAACACACCTCCCGCACAGGAGAAGCCATGAAACTGAACATCGACTCACAGCCCATCGAGATCCCCTGTCCGAGCTGTGGAAAGAAACTCAACGAGCAGATCGGACGGGTGAAGCGCAGTCCGACACTCACCTGCCCCAGTTGCCGCCAATCCTTCGCTCTCGACGCGCATCAATTGCGTCGAGTCCTCGAGTCCGCCCAGAAAGCGGCGGACCAACTCGGGCGATCGCTCGGCAAGCTCGGCAAGTAAAGCCAGCGCCGCCTCGAACGGGGCGGCGTCGCAGTGGACAGTCACGGCGAGCATCATCACGCGGCCTCGTGGTGTTCGGTGGCCTGCAGGGCCTGGATCGTCGGCAGGTGGTCGAGCACAACAGCGGCCGGCATTCCGCGGCGCTTCCAGTTGTTGATCCGCTGCTGATAACCAGGCGTCCCGTCAAGGCTGAGCAGGCGCGCAAAGGCACGATCGCCGCCAGCGGCTTTGATGATTTCTCGGGTCTCGTCCTTGTTCATGTGCGCATTAAACACCATGTTTAAGCTAGGTGCAACATGGTGTGTAACAACGCCCTGTTTAGTCGGCGGAACATGGGCGCCATGAAAGCAACACCAAAGCACGCCGCGATGGGGCGCATGTACGAAGCTGCGCGACGCCTCGGAAAGCTCGACGAGAACGAGCTTGCGTCGATGGCGCGGCTCCTTAACCAGTCCGCGCAGTGCGTGAACAACTGGGGCCGGCGCGGACCTTCGAAACAGGCGCGACTGCAGTTCCAGCGCGACCTCGGCGTGAGCGCCACGTGGATCGAGACCGGCGCCGGCGAGATGCTGATCGCCCAACCCCAGAAGCGGCCACTGACCGCGCAAGAGCCGGAACGGCCCAACCCGTTCGCTACTGCCCGGGAGCGGCGCCTTGAACAACTCCTGGAAGCGGCAAACGAGTTGGACGACTTCGGCCTCGTGGCGCTGGTCGAGAAGGCGAAGGACTTGGCAAAAGACTACCCGAAGCGGAAACAGCAGGCGTCGTGATCGACCTTTTCCGACGTGATGCAATTGTATTAGACTCGATGCCCACACCATAACCACGCAACATTCAAGAGGGAGCGCATGAGCAACCAGGTAATGAAGAAGTGCAGCGAATGCGGCAAGCCAACGCTGCACATCCAGCCCAAGACGTCACACGTTTTGCACCTGCTTCTGAGCTTGATCACAGTCGGCATCTGGGTGCCGGTCTGGCTGCTGATCGCGCTGAACAACTCGTCGCAGACAACGTGCACCGCCTGCGGCACGATGACGGGCCTATTCGGAAGCAAGCGCCGAGCCTGATCGAACACCGCAACAACGAAGCCCGCGAATCGACGCGGGCTTTTTTTTGCCCTCGATTAAACGTGGCGTTGACTTCAATCTAAACAGCGTGTTTAATTGATTCGCAGCAGCACACCACACACCACCGGGAGCCGACCATGGACCGCACCCTCAGCGTCAAGCACTCCGCCGACCGCCACCACCGCCCGCTGGCCACGGTTCACGGCCTGCCCGGCGACGGCGCCGACTTCAACTCCATGCAACTGCGCCGCCTGGCAGCCACGCTCGAGCAGATTGCAGACGTGTGCGACGAAGGCGCCGGCCTCGCCTATGCCGAGAACGCCACGTACGACCTCGCGGCGCCCAGGCAGCAAAACCCGTTCATTGTCTACCGCACCGAGATCACCGGCGGCTACTCCACCGGCCAGCGCCTCGCCGCGCTCACGCTGCACCTTTACAACGGCGCGGCGCACGGCGTGCGGCTCGACAACCTGCTGAGCAACGCCGACGCCCACCACACCCGCATCGCGCTCGAGATGCTCGCCTGGTACGCCAGGCACGGCGAGAACTGCATCGACTTCATGGACCTCGCCCGAGATCTGCTCGAAAGGGAGGCTGCGTGATGACCCGCCGCACCAATGCCCTGTTGCGCGACTACGTCGACCTGCTCGCCTGGTCGGCAGAAGTCGGCCACATCACCACCTTCGCCGCTGCGTGCCGTCTGGCCGCCGCGGGCGTGCCGATCGAGACCGCCCTTCGCAAGCTCGCCGGGAGGGCCGCATGAAGCGCGTCCGCTACCTGCCGCCCGGCTCCATGCGTCGTCAGCGGCGCATCGGCCGCCTCGAAGGGTCAGTCGGCATGCTCGCGCTCGTATGCGCGATCGGCGCCGGCCTGGTCGCCGCCACGCCGCCAGAGCTCTACCGCCCCGCCGCAGCGACGGTGCGCCCGCTGCCGCAGGGCACGCCCGCGCCGGACGTGCGCGTCGAGATCCCGCCGTGCAGCGGCGCGGGCAAGGACTGCAGCCCCGAAGACACCCCCGCGCCAATCCAGCGCGAGCACATCGTCCCGCAACACCACGCAGCGCCGCGGCCGCTGCCCGAACCCGGCACGCTCGCCCTCCTCGGCGCGGGCGTGGCGGCCCTTGCCTGGAGGACCAGAGCATGAACATGAATCCGACCCCCGATTGGTCGCGCCCACTGCGCTGGCACCGCGCGCGAACCGAGGGCAACCCCCTGCCGGGATGGGCGCGCGTGCTGGCCGTGGTGCTGGTTTTTGGCGGCTACGGCCTGCTCGAGGCGCACGACGCCGCGACCGAGCGCGCCATCGCCGCCAGCACGGCCACCCACGTAGCCGACGCCACCCCCTGAACACTCACGACCCCGGCCGGCGGAGGGGACATATCACCGGCAGGTCGTGACGTGGTGACGAGCGCCTCCCTGTTGCTGTGCCTGGCTGGGCAGCACGTAAATGCGGCGGGCACGACCGGACAGGCCGGAAAGACGGCCACACGAATTCGCCCACGGCTTGCGGGCAAGGCAAGCCACCTCACTGAAAGGAGCACCACCATGGCCACTCGCCCGTTCTTCGAAACCCTCCGCGAAATCCGCCGCGGCCAGATCCTGGACGACTGCGCAGACGAGCTCGCGAAGGCTGTCCGAGCCGTCGATGAGACCGGAAAGCCGGCAAAGCTCACGATCGAGCTCAGCATCAAGCCTGCCGCCAAGATCCCCGGCACCTACGTCATCAGCGACAAGGTGCGCGCCAAGCTGCCCGAGCTGCCGGTCGGCGAAACCATCCTGTACGGCACCCCCGAAGGAAACCTCCAAGCGCGCGACCCGCGCCAGGCGGATCTCGAGCTGAAGGCGGTTTCTGCTGAACACGCCATGCAGCCCGAATCGCTGCGCAAGGTCGGCTAACACGCCGACCACCTAACAACATCACCCCGCAAGGACCGCAAATGGAAAACCTCGCACTGAACCCCGGCGCCGTTGAGCACATCGAGCAGATGGCCCGCAAGCCGTTCGTCCTGAGCCAATCGGAGCACGGCTATCTCGCCGCCATCCCGGACGGCTACAGCCTCAAGCACCACACCGAGCACCTCTCCGCGCCGGGTCGCAAGACCGGCACCACGACCATGCACGACGTCGAGAGCTTCATTGCCCAGGTCAAGCGCCACGGCAGCCTGAGCGACTGCGTTGTGTACGTCGACGCCGACTATGCCAAGCAGCGCGTACAGGCCGTCGCTGTGTTCAACGACCACGGCGAAGACGCCGCCGGCTGGCGCGACCACCGCGCGGTTTTCCAGCCGCGCTTTACCGAGGAGTGGAAGCGCTGGACGGAGCAGACGGGCAAGACCATGACGCAGGCCGAGTTCGGCTTCTTCCTCGAGGCGAACCTCGGCGACATTGCAGACCCTGCCGGCGGCGAGGTGCTCAACTTTGTGCTCACGCTGCAGGAAACCCGCAAGGTCAAGTACGGGAGCGCGGTCAACCTCGCCAACGGCATGGTGCAGCTTGAATTCACCGAAGAGGGCGACAGCGCCACGAAGGGCAAGCTCGAGGTGTTCCGCAAGTTCACGCTCGGTCTGCGCCCCTTCGCTGGCGGCACGCCCTACTCGATCGAGGCCTTGCTGCGCTACCGCATCGACCGCAACAGCGGCGAGATCAAGTTCTGGTTCGACCTGCAGCGCGCCGATCGCGTGCTCGAAGACGCCTGCCGCGAAACGGTTGAGCTGATCCGCACCAAGGCCGGCGTGCCGCTGCTGTTCGGCACGCCTTAACCCTTACCACGCCCGGACTCACGCGCACTGCGCTGAGCTTTGTACCGGAGGCCCGGAGAGCGTAACCGGGCATCCATCCGCATGGGTGCTGTTTGAGGGCTAGGCCGACCCCGCGTAGCGAACTCGGCGCCACAGCACCCAGCCGCATGGATCAACCAACGAGGAGGACATGATGGGACACCCGATTGACGACCACTTCGACGTGCAGACGACCGCCGACGAAATCTCCGTAGTACGCGCCAAGCTGAGCAACGCCAACGCACTCGCCGACAAGCTGCAGACGCTGCTCGACAGCAAGACGCACGCATACGAGGCCATGCACAACGAGGCGCAGCACCTGTCAAACCGGGTCGAGACGCTGCATGCCGAGATGGAGATCATCCGCCACGAGAACGATTTGCATGCGGACATGGCAAAGCGCTGGCAGGCCGATTGCGAGTCGGCTCGAAAAGCGATTGCGCAGACGATGGAGGCGCTCATGCCCCACGTTGATATCTCCGCCCTGTTCGAGCGCGCGCACGACGACAAGGACGGCGGGGAAGTGTTTGCTGTTGTTGCCACCGCGCAGAACGTTGTCGCGAGACTTGGCGAGCCCGACATCGACACCGTCCCGCTCGCCGACCTCCTAGAGGCCATCGGCACCTATCTCGAGCACGACCAGTCGGTGACGATCCGAGGCAGCTACGAGCCGGTGCGCCAGGTCGAGATCCACGCCATGGGGCTGACCTTCGCGGTCGACACCCACGAGGCCAGCGAGGCGCTCACCAAGCTGCAGGAGCTTGGCGGGTGCATGGTGCAGGAGGCCTGAAGCATGACCACCACAGCAGGCACCACCCTGCCCACCGCCCCCGACCTCCTCATCGAGGCCGCCGACACCATCGGCAACCGTTCCGCCGAGCGCGACAACGCCGACGGCGAGCGCTCGATGAATCGCGCCGTGCAGATGTTCAACGCCTGGCGCGGCCAGCGCGGGCACAGCCCGATGTCCGAAGCCGATGGCTGGGCCTTCATGGTCTTCCTGAAGCTCGCGCTGGCCGCCGAGGGCAAGCACCGCCGCGACGACTGGGTCGACGGGTCCGCCTACATGGCGCTGGCCTGCGAGTGCATCGAGCGCGAGCTCGCTCTGCCCTTCTGACCGCGCCATGCCACGCACCCGCCACCCCTGGCCGCCCGCCGACGATGCGCTGATGCGCGCCGAGTACGGCCGCACGCCCACCCACAGCGCGCAGGAATGCGCCGAGCTGATGGGCCTGACCTACAAACAGATCGTGCACGGCGTCAAGCGCGCAGGGCTGCGCAAGTCGCGCGAATGGAAGGTCGCTCGCATGCGCGAAGCCCACCAGCAAGGAATCGCCGGCGGGACGCAAACGCGGTTTGCTGCCGGTCACGCCACCTGGAACGCTGGCATGCACGGCCTGGACATCGGCGGCAAGCAAACACGCTTCCAGCCCGGCCAGAGGTCCGGACGGGCGATGCAGTTGTGGCGCCCGATCGGCAGCGAATCGATCGACGCCTACGGCTACCCCATCCGCAAAGTCGCCGACACCGGCCACAAGCCCACGGACTGGCGCTGGATACACCACCTGGTGTGGGAAGCCGCTGGCCGCGAGATCCCGCCTGGGCACGCGCTCACCTTCCGCGACGGCGACAAACGCAACGCCGCGCTCGACAACCTCGAGCTGCTCAGCCGCGCCGAGCTGATGGCCCGCAACAGCGTGCACCGCTACCCCGAGCACATCGTCAAGGCGGTGCAAGCCTTGGGCGTGCTCAACCGCCAGATCAACCGCCGCGCCCGCGCGGCACAACCCGAGGACACCCACCCATGAAAACCATGGATGACCTGCGCAGCGTGATTTTTGACACGATCGACGACGTGCGCAAAGGCAAGATCGACGCCGCCACGGCCAAGGCGATCAGCGAGCTCAGCCAGAACGTGATCAACAGCGCCAAGGCCGAGGCCGACTACGCGCGCGCCACCGGCCAGGTGGTGCGAAGCGGCCTGATCAGCACCGAGCAGGCCGCGCCCCCCGCCGACGCTCTGCCGGCTGCCACCACCAGCGTCACCCGCACGCACACCGACCGCGGCACCGTGATCGAGCGCGAGGGCAACCGCACGCGCCACATCCTCAAGTGAGGCGCGCGCCATGACCGGCCTCCTCGCCTCGCTCATCACCAGCCTCGCCGGCCCCAGCACGCCGGCCACACCTGCCCGCCCGCGTGCAAAGCCGCGCGGCATCCCGCCGCCGGACAACATCCGCAAGGCCCAGGCCGTGCGCATGGCCGCTGTCGCTGCCCGCTGCGCCGAATTCGATGCCGCCCTACTCGCTGCCTGCGCTTACGGCCCGAGATCGGCGACCTCGCTGGCACACCAGCTCAACACCAACCCATCGCGCATCAAGCGCGCCGCACGCCGGCTGGAGCGCCTCGGCCACGTCCGCGTCGTGGCGCTACCCTACCCGGGGCAGGCAAAGGTCTTCTGCGTAGAGGCGTGCAGTGCGTAGCCGCCGCCCGCAGCGCCCGAACATCGCCGACATGATGAAGGCGTTCGGCTGCATCGACGCGATGCTGTCGCGCCTGGCGCAGGGCTGGATTCACGAGCTCCAGGGCGCGGCCGTGTTCAAGAACCCGGAGGATGGCGTCTGGTACGAGATCCCCGCGGCCATGGAGGGCTGGGTGGCGCTGTGGGAGCGGCTCGACACGCGCTACGACCTGCTGCTCGACCTCGGCCCGGCGCGCAAGATCATCGCCCGGCTGCGCTACGGCACGCCGATCCCGCCCGAGCTGGTGGCGCAGTGCCAGGCGGTGGTGGATCAGTGCAAGCGGGCGTATCGGCGGATGGATGTGTACGAGATCAGGGGCGTGGTGAAGACGCAACTGATCGCGAATGCGGCAGAGGCGGCGGGACTGACGGGGAGCGCATGATGACGATTCAACGCACTGGTGAGGTTTCTTTCGGCGACGCCAGCCTGAGTGTATGGGAAGACGGGATTGCAGCCGCACGCCAAGCTGGTGGCTGGGATGGAGCGGACGCCTGGAATCGCGAATTCAAGCGCGACGTCTTCGCACGCATCGTGCAACAACTGAACCGCCTCGGCTGGACCTGCGAGATCCCCGAGGACTACATCAAGCAGTACAGCCCATCTTTCGCCCGAAACTTCCGCCGCTGTCACAAGGGCGAGCTGAAAGGCTGGCTCGGAATCAGTGGGCGCTGCATCGAGTTTGATATGTGGCAAGGCGTGAACACGCCGACGCGGCCGGACCACGGCGGGCGGTACGAGAGCAACAAGGAAGCGATCATGCCCTACGTGCTGCGTCTCGAGATGGAGCG